GAACTTGACTGTGCAAGTAGAGAATATATAAATACATATTTTAATCAGCAGCGATTCTTTGATAGGTTAAAGTTCATGCCACAAGCCTATGAAACTTTAAGAAAATTCGCCTTAAAAGGTGAAGTTATTATTGTCTCTTCTGGTTACAGCCCAAATCTTAGAGCAAAAGAAGAGTGGTGTAAAGAACATCTTCCGTTTTGTCAGTTTATAGGAGTTAATCTTAAAAAATATAAAGATAAATCTCATATAAATATGAATGGTGACTTATTTATTGATGATTCTGCACATAATCTTAAGACTTCTAACGCAGAGACAAAGATTTGCTTTGGTGAAATTTATCCTTGGAATAAGGAATGGAATGGCAAGCATTGTTGGGATTGGAATATGATTCATCAGATATATAAAGCAGAATTGGAGGATTAAATATGTTAAGAGAGACTACAGAAATTAACATGGATAGTATTACTACTGGTGATTGCATTGAATTGTTTGAATGCAAGAATACAAGAGTCGTTATTAATGATGGTAATGTTATTGTCATAGGTATTCTTCTAGTAAATGTCTTTAACATAAATGATTGGGGTTCTTCAGTAGTAGCTGTAATTATTTGAGCTTCTACATTAATAGGATTTTCAGTATCACCTAATGGTCTAAAATAACCTTTATCTATATATGTAAATAACATTTCCTGACCTTGAGGTGATAGCCTATGTATTTCATCTAAAAATATAATTCCACCATCAGCCTTTTTTAAAAGTCCATCTTTATCGCAATCAGCACCAGTATATGCCCCTTTTTTCACTCCAAAAATTTGTGCCATGACTAATTGAGGGTTATCTACATAGTCAGCGCAATTAAATCTTATGAATGGAGCATTTTCAGATATAACACCTGACTCTCTTGCAAATTCATACATTAATTCAGCAAACATTGATTTACCTACACCTGTTTCTCCTAATATTAATGTATGTAAGCCTCTTGGGGGGTAAAGCATAGCTGCTTTTGCCTGCTGTATAGGTATCTGTAGACTTTGTTCTGCTCCAACCATTTTATCTAGGCTATTTTTGTTATTTAAATCTATAGTTGAACCTTTACTTTTATAAAGGCTATTCTTTTTTATAACAGAATATAATACAGGTCTACCTTCTATTTTTTCCAGCTTTCCTTCTTTATATAAAGTGTAGAAATATTAGCTCTATCTAAATCCATAAAATTACTTAATTCTATTGCCGATATACCTTTACGGCCTTTATTTTCTAGTTGTAATAATGAGTTATAAACTTCATCTAATTTACTCATATTTGCCCCCTAAAAAAATAGTTAGGTACTATTAAGTACCTAACTTTAATTATACTATATTAATAACTAACTTTCAGCTAATTGCATACTTAAAGATACATTTTTTCCATTTCTATATACAACTACTTCTACCTTATCTCCTGCATTTTTATTACTCTTTAATTTACTTAACTCATCAAAAGTTTTTACTTCTTTTCCATCAAACTTTACAATTAAATCAGATGGTTGTATTCCAGCTTTTGCTGCCGGTGAATTTTCAGTAACTCCAACTACCCATAAGCCTTCTTTAGGAAGATTATTTTGTTTTGCTAATTCTGAATTTACTTCTCTAACAGTTATTCCTAAATTTAAAATTGGCTTAGATAGGCTTTCTATTCTATCTTTTGCATCATTAATTGGAATTGCAAATCCCATACCTTCTATAGTTGTTTCTGATTGACCTGATAATTTTGCTGTATTTATTCCAATTACTTCACCTTTAGTATTTATTAAACCATTATATTCTTTACCTGATGGATTATTAACTGTTATACTACATATTCCATTTTCATCAAAAACATATCTCTTTATTCTATCATCATTTGTTCCACTCCACTTATATGGATTTTTAACATCATATTGAGATAAGTCTATTACACATTCTCCTTCTATATTATAGAATTTATTATCCGTACAATTATAGTATAATCCTTGACTATATATACACTGTAATCTAGGCATATCGCTTTTCATAATATTGTTACCATGTGTATCTACAATTCCACAACCGCCATTTCCATTAAAAGAAAGATATCCATTAATATAATCTCCATGTGCATTAAATGTGTCTTTAAAAATTTCTTTAGTTTCAAGATTTAGAAAATAACTATTTTTATACCAATTATGCAAATATACCATTCCATCGCCCATATAGCTTAAACTTGTATCTGTATTTTTTAAATATGATACATCAATTCCATTAGACTTCATATTATCATCTTCTGTACTAAATACATATTTATCTTTTCCATCTTTTGTTTTAAACACAACTTGTCCTTCACTTGTCGTGGCTGTATCGTTAAAAACAAATGCAGCTATTAATGGCTCATCATTTAAATTATATATCTTAAAAAAACGGTCTGCTGATGAAACATATTTAGATGTTATTACATTTCCATCATAATCTGTAATAACATAATATCCATTATTATGAGCTGTATCTACCATTTTTTTTATGGCAATTCCATCAAAAAATTCAGTAGGGCACACTTCCCCATATGCATAAGTTTTTATTATTTTTCCTGTTGTATCAAATAAATATGCCTTTCCATCAACGCTAGTATAATAATAATCCTTATATCCACTGTATCTAACGGATTTTACTTCACCTATACTTACAGTGTTATTTTCTGTACTCACATTAGTATTTTTTATTTCTGTAGAAATTGTCTCCCTATTACTTACTGTTTCTCCCGTTTCTACAGTTGGATTATTTTTACAACCTATACTGAGTATAGACATAACCAGCAACATCTGAGTGCATATTATTTGTTTTAACTTCTTTTTCATATGTTTCCACCTCGCGCCAGAATATTTTAACTATATAAGCACAAAATAGCCCATATAGTTTATGTAATATTACCATTTCCGACCATACAATTCAAGTATAATTATATTCTATAGGCAGGTGTATTATGGATTATTATATGATTGGGCAAAAAATCAGAAAATTCAGAAAAGGATGTGGATTATCACAGGAACAACTGGCTGAAAAAGTAGGAATCTCTACAACACATTTGAGCCATATCGAAACAGGAAACACTAAGCTCAGCTTACCGGTATTTGTTGATATTGCAGAAGCTTTATCTGTACAGACTGATGAGCTGCTTTACGACACCCCAAGTATTAATCTATCTACCAAAGCAGAAATACTAAATGTTTTGGATTCGTGTTCAACACAGGATTTTTATATTTTAAGAGACATTATTAATGCTACAAAATGTTCACTTGATAAGTATAGAAATTAATTCACTCACAATTAACAAAGAACCGGGCCGCAAGAAAATCCCACAAAGGATTCTCTCCGACCCGGTTCTCTGGCTTGTTTATAGTTTTATTATGATTGTAAGCATATCAGTTATCTGATGTCTTTAATTCTGCGTCTTGATACAACTGCTGCACCTGCTGCCAGGGCAAGTAATGCAGCTAATGAATATACTGCCATGTTGTCTGCATCGCCAGTCTTAACATCTGATACAGATGTATCTGCTGAACCTGAGTCTGATGTACCAGCACCATTTGTATCATCTGTTCTTTCTGAACCTGTACCTGCATCAACCTTTACTAATGCATTGATTGCTGCTGTAAGATGCTCTGTTGCCTCATCAACATCTGCCTGATATTCTGCAACTGCAAGTGCATCGACTGCTTCCTCATACTCAAGCTTCATAGCTGCCCAAGACTCGGCTGTGTAATCAGCTTCGTTAAGTGCATCTGCTGCTGCAATAGCTGCTGAAAGCTTTGATGTATCACTTACAGGTGCTTTAACCTTAACGATATTAGCATCAGTCGCTTCAAAATCAATTGTAGTATCAGTATATCCTAATGCATATACAGTAAGTGACCAGTAACCTGTTCCATCATATCCTGCTGGTAACTGGCAGCGTGCTGAATCTGTAAGTCCAAGCTGGATTCCCATTGACTTATGCATCCAGTTATCTGCAGCAAATTTAGTTCCATATGCAGCAACAGCATTTGTTCTTGTTGCATCATTTCCATAATACGTCCACTTAACAGCCTGCATCATAGCACCTAATGCGCCATAACCATCACCATTAATATCAACTCTTAAGAATTCACCGTATGAACCTGTAGCATCTTTTACTGTAGATGTAATGTTAGCAGCCACACTTATATCCTGCTCTGCAAATGACTTTCCACTTCCAGTCTGTCTTGCAGAGAATGAATATGTTCCATCTGCATTCTTAACTGCTGTCTTAATTCCGTTAGTATCTGCATTAACTGCTGCTGTATACTCATATGAGCTAAGCTTGTTCTCGCCGAATCCACCGTATAACTTCTCGCCATTCTTAACAACTCTGTAATGCTGCTCAAAATCAGCAAGATCAGATGTCTTAACCTTAACCGGAACATACTTAATACCAGTTACATCATAAGAAGAAACTTTAGATGTTGAACCATCTGCATTAGTAATTGTGCCTCTGTTGTATGAAAGCTGTGTACCATCTGTAAGTATCATCTG